TCCTGGGTCCATTCGACCACGGTGTCCACGTACCGCTCGGCGCGGGCACAACTCACCGGGAAGCTGTAGTCTTCCAGGCCGCCGACTTCCTCCGGCCGCACGACTTGATCGTGGTGGCCGTCCGAAAGGTGCATGACGACATGCTCGGTAATCTTCGCCTTGCGGCGGAAGTCCAGAACCGGCGGGAGGGCGGCGAACGGCGTTACCCGCTGCTCCATTTCACCGACAATGGCCTTGAACAGGCCGGCGCTTTTGGCGCTGGCCTTGACCTTCTGCCGCTCGCGGTTGCGCTCTTCGGTCAGGTGGATGACCTCGGCCTCCAACTCCATGATCTTCCTGTCGGTCGGGTCATAGTCGGGGAGTGCCTTGTGCTGGCCGCCGGCTGCCTTGGGTCCGGGGGCTTCCCCATCGGGCCACGGCACGTCCTTATGCACGCGGCCGGTGGCGATGTCGGACACGATGGATCGGCTGACCTTGTGCCGCTTGGCAATGACCGGCTGCGATACGCCCGCGGCGATCGCCGTCTTGATCTTCACGACTGTTCTCTTGGACAAGCGCATGGTGACTCCGCTCTCGCCTCGCCGGTGACAGGAAATGGAGAACGCCGGACGGCCCCTGGGACGGGACCGTCCGGCATGGGAGGGCTGGACTTACTGTGTGCGAACGAACTGCTCGATCCAGCTACGCACGGCCGCGAAGTTGAAGCCGCCCAGACAGGGTTCGGACAAGTCGGGGCCGCCGCGCCCGGAGCCGACAACCGCGGCGTCTTCCACCGGAATGGCCTCGATCTCTTTCAGGCTGGGCATCCTGGCGGTCGGGTCGATGGCCCATTCGATCTTGGCTTCCTTGGCGAAGGCATGGATGCGCCGCACGGGAACGATGAAGTTGAAGCCCTGGAGCCGCTGCACGCCCTGGGTCAGCATCCCGACGTAGACGCCATCCGCCTTGATGTACACGCCGCCGCCCGAGCTACCGGGGAAAGCCACGGCCGTCACCTGGTCGAAGACCTTGACGTTCGCGCCTTTCATCGGCAACGTCCGCCCCACCTGGCTGAGCACGCCAGTTGTGTAGCTGTTGGCCCCGAATTGGCCGAGGAGACTGCCACAGTGGGCAAGTTCGACGCCGATGGCCGGGATGTAGTCCTTCTCCAGGTGGAACTTCGTATTCAGCGTGATGGGGTAGGCATTCTTGCAGCGGACCATGAGCAGGGCCAGGTCTTCGCCGTAATCGGCGTCCGACACCTTGATGACCTTGGCGTCGAACTTCACTTCGCCGACCCGCCGGCCGCTTTCCTGCCGCTCCTGGACGATCTCGGCGTCCTTGTATTCGATCAGGGTCCGCGTGGTGCCGTTGGCGGTGACGACCGTGCGCGACGTGCGCAGATTGTCAACGACGTGGGCCGCCGTCCAGACGAAGCTCACGGTATCGTCGCCGATCCTTCGGGTGACGAGGTTGCCGGAACCCTGGGCCTCCCCGGACTTGATGGTCACGCTGATCTGCTGCAAGTCATCGGGCACGCCCGCCAGGGCCGTGCCGCCCAACAGGAAGAGGGCGAAAACCAGAAACAGGCTGCTCTTCATCGGTGCAACTCCAAAAGGTGAAAAGGTAAGAAATGTTCTCGGCACTGATACCACATGGGCACAGGGTCTTGCCACACGGGACAACCCCCACGGGGACGAGCCGCTAGTCGTCTATGACCTCCACCTCGACCATGCTGTCATATTCCGGCTGGAACCGGAGTGACAGGGTTTCAATCAACTTGTCCCGTATGATCTCGGAATGGGACCATTTCGCCTCGAAGCACGCACGGCATTCGAGCCGCGTTTCTTCGTCATCAGGTTCAAAGAACGTGAGGTGGCAGAGACCGCCATCATTGTTCCCGCACGTACTCACGCTCTCTCGCACGCGGCTTGGCGTCGGTGGCCGACCCCAGGTTCCCTGTGACAGGTGAATGTGGTAGGTGAAACGATTCACGGCACGGCCTCCACAATCTACATCGTTCCTTCCGCGCCATCCGTTTCCCACTGGATGCCCGACATCAACTCACCCATTGACATCAGTTCCAGGCGTCGGTTCTCGCGGATCACGTCGAGCACGCGGTTATCCGTGGGCAGGTGGATCAGGTCCACAATCAGGCAACCCAGGTTCAGGTCCATACCGATGCGGTGAATCCGGTCCTCGCTCTGGATGCGGTACTCCGGTTTATAGGAGTTGGACCAGTAGACCGCAGTGCGTGCTTCCACCAACGTCAGGCTCATGCCGCCGGACTCCGGGTTGGCGTCAAAGGCCACCCGTGGGTGATTCATGTTGGCCCAGTAGTCCAGTGGCTCTTCGCTGACCGGCTCGCCGTCGTGCGTGAGCACTTGAAACGTGCCCTGGTCGCAACGGACCACGTTCCACTTTTCCTTGTGGCACAGCCGGGCTATCCGGTCCACCGAACCCGTAAAGCCGGCGAAGACCACAATACGGCCGGTCTCTTCGTTCTCGTCCAGCAGCATCTTCAGGGCGGCGTCCTTTGGGCACGGAACCTCGCGGGCCGTGCGGACCAGTTTGGGCACTTCCTTCGCTCCGCCGCAGACCGGGCAAGGCACCGTCTCCTGAACGAGCCGGGCTACAACCTCCGGGTCCAGCAACTCAATTTGCGAATACCGGTGGTCAGGGTTGTCCGGCTCGTACCAGTCGTTCACGGTCCCATCCGTGCAATGCGTGCAGCGCGTCATGCCGTCCTGCTCTTCGCGGTACTGGAAGCCGTCGCTCAACTCGCGCAGGAGTGTCATGCCGGTGATGGCATTGGGGGCCGATTGCACGATGGCCTCGGCCACGCGCAGGGTACTCGCGGTCGGCCGGCAGATGATCTTGCGGTAACGCTTGTCGGGCAGTTGCAGGCAGTCCTTCTTGTGCTTGATCGTGACCAGCCCCTTGAGCCGTTCGTACAGGTAGGCAACCTCGTTCTTGCTCGGCTTGAAGGGATGGTAGGCGTCCGGCTCCGTGATGCCGTCCAACTCGTGGGGCCCCGCTTCACGGGTCTCGCCGCACTCGGCGCACTTCGTCTCGTCGTCCTTCCAGCCGATGCGCTTCTTGAACGTCGTCCTGTCTTCAAGCGACTGCTGGACCATGAAAGCTAGCCGCTCTTCCATTGCCTTCGCACTGCCTTCGCGGAGGAAGCCGGGCCAGGCAATCTCGCACTGGCTCCACCAATCGACGGGCGACTTCGGCGACGGCGTACCGCTCATTTCGATCACGTAGCCGTGTTCCAACCCGAAGTGCTCGCGGATCATGTCCGCAAGGCGTTGGCAGGCTTCGGAGCGCTGTGAGCCAGAGTTCTTGCAGCGGCTCGATTCGTCGCAAATCATCCCCGCCGGGATTGGCTGACCCGGCTTCCACAGGTCAACCCAAGTCTTTAGACCCTCGTAGGTGAAGAACTCGACGTTGAACCGGTCGGAAGGGAAGTTCCAGATGCGGAACTCCCGCTTGATGTTCGGCAGGCTGGTCTTCGGACCGACCCAAAACCACCAATCGACGCCGGAGCGCTCGATGACTTCCTGGGCCGACAGGGTTTTGCCCGTGCCCATTTCGGCTGCGAAGATGTGGTAGTGGTACGTCAGCCCGTTGTCGGTCAAGTCCTTCTGATGGTCCTTCAACGGCCGCGTGTACTCGTGCCGCACGAGCGGCCGGTCGAACCAGGCGTAGGCGTCCTCGCCCACGAGGAAGGAAAGCTGGAAGCGGTTACGCTGGCAGTCTTCCACGGACCAAATCTTGCGGGGGTTCTCCTCCTCGTAGCCGTGCCAGCGCGAGCCGCGCATGGCCTTGATCTCGTCCTTCAGGCTGTAGGGCGACTTGACGAAGAAGATCCGACCGTCCTTGTACTCCAAGGTGGCCGACACCAGGATCGCCGTCCCGGAGGAGGTTGTGGTTCGCAGTTTGGTTTGGACAAGTCCTGTTGTCACGTTTACACGCACTTCATGGCTTATTGGTCACTTGGACAAAATCGCTGCCTATTAGTTAAATCAACGTTCCGGCTGGGAATTAGAGTGCTTCCAACCGGGCAGCAGCGATTTCGCAGTTGTGCCCGCTTAGCTCGATGCCAATGCAGGGCCGTCCGAGCCGTTTGGCGGCGAGCAGCGTCGAGCCGCTGCCGGCAAACGGGTCCAGCACCATCCCGCCCGTAGGCGTAGACAGCAGCGTCAGGAGATATTCCATCAGCGCGAGGGGCTTGACCGTGGGGTGGTCATTCTTCATCCCCGGCGGGTTGCGCTCCTTCTTGTTGGCCTTCGCCGTGTAGAAGAACCGGCTGGCCCCGCCCGAGTCTCCGTAGGTGCCCGCAGCCGTGGCCGTAGGCGGAAAGCCGCGGTGATAGCCGCCGTCCTTGCCATCCGAGCGCTGCTGCCCGGCCTTCATCATGCCGCTCTTGAGCGTGCCGGTTTGTCGGTCCAGCAGGGCCGCCGCCCCTTCGTCCAGGAGCAGGTTTGCCGGCCAGCGCCCGCATTCGGAGCCGCCCACAGGAGGCCGGTTGACACTGACCCAGCCGCCGTCCGAATTGGACGCCGGACTATGGGTGCGGATCGTGCTGTCCGTCCCGATCCGGCTGGCATTGATGTTCAGCCCGGCCACGCCCCACTGCTCGGCGTTGTGGGCCAGCGTGCCGTCCAGGCACTTCATCGCCAGCGTGATAGGCTCCCAGGCGGGCTTCAGCGAATTGGCCCAACCGGTCCACAACTTCGCCAGATCGGTGGCCGGGGCCGTGATCGCACACTCGGCCGCCGGGTTATGGAGATCGCCGTAGACCTCGTTCGTGCGGCCGTTATCGGCCAACGAATAGCCAGGCTGGCCGACCTTCGTACCGACCACCTCCCGCTTGGCTCCCTTCGCCTTGTCGATCATCAGGCCCACGTCCGGGGCCTTGGGAAAGCCCTGGCCTTGGAGCCACATGAGACAGTCACGAACCTCCCACCCCGCGTCTTCGATCGCGCAGACGAGCCGGTGATACGTGCGGGTGCCGCCGAAAGCCAACATCATCGCGCCCGGCTTGCACACCCGAAGGAAGTTCTCCCAGAACAGTGGGCCAGGGACACCGTGGTCCCATTCATGGCCCATGAAGCCCAGCCCGTAGGGCGGATCGGTGCAAATGAAGTCCATCGACGCCTCGGGCAACGTCGGCACGATCTCGCGGTTGTCGCCGCAGTAGAGAGTGATGTTGTCACGCTGGTAGTAGGGATTCATCGTTGTGGCTTGTATTCCAAGAGAAGAGTCTTGTCGGGGGCCTCGCGGGTGCGGTAATCACTCCACACGTCGAGGCCCGCGCCGCAGAAGATGCCGTAGAGCTTGTTGAAGCCGAAACGAACGGCCGGCTCCACAGTGCGCGTTGACCCCGCGGCCACGGCATCACGCCATTGAGCCAAGGTGCCGCTCACAACCGCTGCTGTCACGCCACGCACGGTCGTGTCCGCCGTAACAAACGACATCCCGGAACAGCGTTCCAGGATGTCGAGCAGATCACGGTCGTCCGCGACCAGGAACACGCTGAATGCTGCGTGTGACAAGAGATTCGCCGCGAACCCGGCC